TTTTTGGCAGTCCAGAATACTACATCAACAACTTTGTAATGCAGACAGTGATAGGAGCCAATGAAGCCACTGGCAATAGCAATGCCGTTAAATTTTCATTTGATATAATCGAACCGCATTCTATGGGGCTGTTATTACAGAGCATGCAGAATGCCGCAGTGAAAGCAGGTTACCTCAGTTATCTAGATAACGCACCGTATGTGTTACGCATGGACATTCAGGGATTTAATGAACTGGGGCAGAATTTGTCTCAGATAAAGCCCAAATATTTTGTAATGAAACTGTCGACTACTAAATTCACAGTCAACGAAGGAGGCAGTGTATACAAGGTAGAAGCCATACCATATAATCATCAAGGATTTGCTGATTCTATCAACACCACTTACAGTGATGTAAAACTATCTGCCAGCGGCAAAGGCCATGTATTTGATCTATTGTCAGGCAGCGAGGGCAGTCTTGTAGCATATCTCAACAATAACGAAAAAAAACTCAAAGCCGAAGGAAAAGTTTCCGAACAAGATGAATATGTCATACAGTTTCCCATACTGTCCAGCGACTGGCAAAGTTCAGCAGGAAATCAATCAGAAGTTAAAAAGGCCACAGTAGATCCTAATGCTCCTGATACTAAAAAAGCTGCGGTTCAGGCTTCTATGATTAAAATTGATCCTCAGCTTCTAGATCAAAACAGCATGGCCTCTGCGAGTTTGGGATTTGATCAAAGTTCTGGTGGTCGTGCAATTTTCAAGCGAGCCGGCGATCAATACGATGAAAAAACAGGCGTGTTGAAAAGAGAAGGCATGACCATAGATCCCAAGACCCGAGCCTTTCAGTTCGGGCAGAATCAGTCATTGACCGCAATTATTAATCAAGTTATTCTCAGTTCAGAATATGCCACTGAGGCCTTAGAACCTAAATTTCTAACACCGCAGGGATTTATCAAGTGGTTTAAACTAGATGTGCAAATAGAGCTGTTGAAATTTGATATCATCACAGGCGATTATGCAAAAAAGATCACTTACAGAGTGGTGCCATATCTAGTTCATCAAAGCATATTTGCCAACGCCACGTCCGCACCAGTGGGTTATGCTGAACTCATGAAAGATGTGGTCAAGGAATATCAATATATCTATACCGGCCAAAATGTAGACATTCTCAGTTTCAGTATTGACATCAATAATTTATTCAATGCAGGAGCAAATCCTAAACCAGAAGCTGAGGCTGCTAAAACTGCTACTCAAGATCAAAACGCAGCTGAAACAAAAAATTCTTCTACTAAAACAGGTAAAGGACAGGCTGCAGAAGTGCAATCTGCACAAACCGGTAGAGCTAGACCAAAACGTGATCCTAGACTATTGAAAGGATTTAAGGGTGGTTCTGAATATAAAAGTGTTGAACAAAACATTGCGGAGAATTTTCAAGAAGCATTTATCAGTGGCAGCAGTGCTGACATGGTCACGGTAAATCTTGAAATACTCGGTGATCCTTATTGGTTGATAGATTCGGGGATGAGTAACTATTTTGTAGGGGCTGCTTCGCCCACAGCCCAGATCACCGATGATGGCACTATGAACTATGAAAGCGGCAACGTCTATATCTATATAACATTTAGAACTCCAGCTGACGTAAACACATTAACTGGCCTGTATGATTTTTCAATAGCAGGAAAGGAAAGTCCATTTGGTGGTATATATAGGGTTGTCAGCTGTGAAAATCAATTCAATGATGGAAATTGGAAACAAAAATTGAAATGTATTAGAATGCCGGGACCACAAGGACCTGAAGTCAATGAAACCATCACTGGAGATAAAGCATCAGTGGTCAACAAAGTAGAAGTACCAGCTATAGAAATAGGTGAAAAAGAGGCACCAAAAACATCGCTGGTTGACAGCGGTTCTACTAACGCCACAGTTGGAGCTGATACCGCATCATCTAGCAGCAATGGCTCAGGCGCTCAAACAACTACTACATCTAATCAACCCCAACGAAAAGTGGGATTTAGATATTATCGAGATCTAGGACAAAACTAATGGCAGAATTATCAAGATCGTCAATTGACGACGCAGACAGAAGTGGCGGGCTAACCACAGGCATATACATAGCCCGTGTCATCAGTCATCTCGATCCTTCATTCATGGGATCTATCGAAGTTAACCTGTTAAAAGATCAGTCAAATACATCAGGTGACGACAGTCAAACTTTTATTGTCAAATACGCATCTCCATTTTTCGGATATACTCCCTTTGAATTTATGGGCAAGAATGATGGAACTAAATCAACCATAGATGGATTCAGCGACACTCAGAAATCATATGGCATGTGGTTCGTGCCACCTGATGTAGGAGTGAATGTTTTGGTGTTGTTCGTGAACGGAGATCCTGCTGCAGGATTTTGGTTTGCCTGTGTGCCAGGTGTTAATATTAACCACATGGTTCCAGCTATAGCCGGTAGCACTGTGAACAGTCTAGATGCCCAAGATAAAAAAAGATACGGTCCTATGAAAGATGGTAACGGCAACCCTTTGCCTTTGCCTGTGGCTGAAATTAACAAACGCATTAACGGCGACGAGCAACAGATCGATTCCGAAAAATTTCCCAGAGTAGTACATCCTATTGCAGATAGATTCCTTGAACAAGGATTATTAGAAGATGATGTTAGAGGCTTTACCACTTCATCTCCAAGACGAGAAGCTCCCAGCATGGTGTTTGGTATCAGCACACCGGGTCCTCTAGATCGCAGGGACAAAGCAAAAAAACAACAGATAGGCAAGTCAGATAGTCAAGCCACAGTACCTGTGAGTAGACTGGGTGGCACACAGTTAGTGATGGATGATGGTAATGACAGATTTCATAGAGCCACAGCTGCTTCCGACGGACCGGTAAAGTATATTGATCTATTGGACGCAGAAAGCCAACGAAAAGGTGATACTGGTTCTGCAACAATACCGGCCAGTGAATACTTTAGAGTAAGAACTAGGACCGGTCATCAGATCTTGATGCATAATTCAGAAGACCTAATCTATATTGCCAATGCTCGCGGCACTGCATGGATAGAACTCACCAGTAACGGTAAGATAGATATCTATGCTGAAGACAGCATCAGTGTGCATACTCAACAAGATCTCAACATACGTGCCGCTCGAGATATAAATCTAGAAGCCGGCAGAAATATCAATATGAGAACTGAAACAGGAAAGTGGCATGTAGAAATTGCCACAGACATGGAGTTTTTAATCAACGCAGATGCCAAACTCACTGTGGGTGCTAATCTAGATATATTGGTTGGAGACAAGACCAAGCTATCTACAAACAATGACTTGGATATTGCTTCCGGAGCAGAAACTAAAATTAGTTCCACAGCCGATATCAATCTAGGTAGTGGTGCAGAAGTCAAAGTCAACGGTACTAAAATATTTTTAAACGGTCCTACAAACGCAGAAACAGCGGTGGCTGCCGATTTTGTAAGACCTTATGATCTCAGAGACAATTTAGCTACCAGCACAGCAGCAGGATGGGACCAGCGATATCAAGCAGGTATCGTGAAAAGCTTCATGAAACGCATACCCATGCATGAACCTTGGGCCTTGCATGAGCACAGAGCACCAGAGTTGCTCACCCCAGACAAAACAGATAGGGATACTTAATCATGGCCACTAGACTATATAATCAACAAACAGCAGCACAGCGTTCTGCCACAGTGACGCAGAATCAAGGACAATTTACCTACAAAGGATTCAGTTCCTCTGAGATTACAAAAAACTTCAAACTCTACGATATAAATCTTGTCAAGCAGGATTTGATCAATCATTTTTATATCCGCAAGGGCGAAAAATTAGAAAACCCAGAATTTGGCACAGTGATCTGGGACATGCTGTTTGAACCTTTTACACCAGATGTCAAAGAAATCATAGCCAAGGATGTAGAAACTATCATCAACTATGATCCTAGATTTGCAGTCACTGAAATCAACATAGACAGCACAGATCAAGGCATGCGTATTCAAGCAGATTTAGTGTATATTCCTTTTAATATCAATGAACGCATGACCTTGAATTTTGACAAAAACAATAGTGTAATTAACTAAGCAGTTTATTTTTAAGGGTAAATATTGGTATGACCACAACCAGCAGACAAAACAACCTCATACTGAATCAAGATTGGACCAGGATCTATCAGACGTTTAAAAACGCCGATTTCCGCAGCTACGACTTTGAAAATCTGCGCAGAGTCATCATCACGTATCTACGTGAAAATTATCCAGAAGATTTCAATGACTACATAGAAAGTTCTGAATACATGGCATTGATTGATGCAGTAGCATTTCTAGGACAAAGTCTTGCATTCCGTATAGATCTTGCCAGCAGAGAAAATTTCATTGAACTTGCAGAAACCAAAGAAAGTGTGTTGCGCATAGCTCGCATGCTGAGTTATAATGCCAAACGCACTGTAGCTGCAAGCGGCTTATTGAAATTCGCCACAGTTACTACCACTGACACTATCTTAGACAGCAATGGAAAAAATCTTGCTCAGCA